CCCTTACACTCATGGGGCCGGGGCGGCCTGAGCGCTACAAACCCTTCGGACCCAACGCTACGTTGCTCGAAGCGCCGTCGCGCGACTTGACCCGTCTGACCCCCGCACTCGTTGGGGCAACGCTTCGAGAGAAGATGGCCGCAAAGAGGCCGGAAAGACCGCATAGCACCCTATGAACGATTACCGCGTGACCTATCTGCAGGAAGGTGTGCAGCACGAGGTTGAACTCGTCGCGGCCAACGTCCGGGAACTCGAGGCCATGGTGCCGGAGGACGCGGAAATCACGGCGGTGCGCTTTCTGCGCGCCCGCCTGCATCGTGTACTGCCCGATCTGGCGCTGGCCTGCCATCATCGCGCGGTCGGCCTCGGCCGCAGCTGCTCGGGCGTTGAGTCGGGCCATGTCGGCCTGGAACTCGACCGCCAAGGCCTGGCTCTTCAGCTGGTAGCGCTGGCTCTTGGCTGCGTAGAACGAACCGACGGCGCTGTTGAGCACGCCGCCGGCCTGCAGGATGAAGCCTGCCGAGGAGAGAGTCGATGGGTCCACTAGCTGCCTCCGATCGCGATCTCGGTGCTGAGGTTGACGAGGGTCAGCGGCAGCGGGTCAGACTGCCGGATGTACACCTGGCCGCCCTGCGCCCAGCTCGGGAACACCACGGTGTCGACCTCGTCGGTCTGGAAGCTGGGCCTTGAGGTGTAGACGTTGGTCTTGACCAGCTTGCCGGCGTCGGGGCCGATGTAGAACTCGCTGGTCTGGTAGATCCGCATCGACACCTTGTTGACGTTCTTGGCGAAGCCCTGCCCGAAGCCTTCCATCTGGATGACCATCGGGAGGGTCTGCAGGTCGCACTCGTAGGGCAGGCCCAGGACGACGCGGACCGCCGGCGCCGTGAGGGTGACCGCGCCGCCGAGGGTGACGGTCTGCTGCTTCTGCACCACGCCGTCGGCCAGGATGGATACCGTCTTGCCGGCGAGGTGGCCGACGTTGGGGAAGTACTTGCGTGCGAGCGACCAGGTCGTGTGCGATCCGCTGCGCAAGCTGACCGGGACGGTGCTGTCGACCGTGCCCTTGACCTGCGTCGGGCTCACCACCTGCGTGATGGTGATCGTGACCGTGACGCCCTCGGGACTGGTCACGGCCAGCTTGTCCCCCAGGTTGGGCGAGTTGACGCCCGTGGTGAACGTGGTGTTCGCGACGGTCGCGGTGACGGTGTCGTTGGGCAGCCACGTCGAGCCGGCGGACAGCGCAACCGGGTTGCCGGCATCGGTGTTGATGCCGTTGTAGGACAGACCGCTGTCGACGAAGAACGCGGTGTCGAGCGATGCGATCTGCCTCGAGGCCATGCGCTCGACGTAGCGCTTGGTGGTGTTGACGCCCAGGTTGTCCTTGATCGTGCGCTTCACGATGACGTAGAGCGCATCCTCGGTGCCCTCGGCCACGGCGGTGCAGGACTCGAACGTGCCATCCGTGTCGTGCTGGTGCCAGGCCCCGACCTGCTCCTCGGGGATGTAGGTCAGCCCGAGCAGCTTGCCCGTCGAGGACACGAACCACAGCAGCGGCAGCGGCGACTTGCTGTAGCACATGTCGAGCAGCTGGTAGTTGTCGAACAGGTGCGCCGCGCGCAAGCTCAGGTCGCCCGTGATGTAGCCGTTCGACTGCCAGCTGTAGCCGAGCTCGCGGACGTGCCCGCCTCGAGCAGCGCAGTACACGAGCGCGTTGTTGATCACGCTGGGCTGCACGTTGTTCGACCCGATGTAGCTCTGCGGGCGCACCGAGATGGAGTAGGGCGTGAGCGCGTCGTTGTTGACCGAGGTCACGCGCCACTCGGCCGAGTTCGTGAGCAGGATCATCTGCTGCAGCGGCACGATGTGGCGGATCGTGTTCGCCTCGCGCGCGGCCACGCGGAACGCGATGCGGTCGTTGTCCTTCGTCGGGATGCTGTAGCTTAGATCGGACTCGGTGTTCGACCTAGTCATCCAGATCGACTGCGGCGAGTTGATCGTGCCTGCGAAGCACCTGCGCTGCTCGTAGTAGCTGACCGCTCCTGGGAAGTTGTCGACCGACTGCAGACTGGTGTCGTAGATCGGCGGCGTCGTGCCCATGTCGGGCGCGATGTTGTCGTCCTTGAACGTGGTCGCCTGCGTCTGGCCGATGTAGCCGAACAGGCCCGACTGCTTCTTGTAGACGTTGTACCTGACCGCGCCAGGGACAGCCGACCAGCTGATCGTGTTGTACGCACCGTTGACGAACAAGTTGTTCGTGCAGTCAACCTCGGCAGACTGCTGCGACTCCTCAAGGCTCTCGTTGACCGCAGTCACGACGTAGTACTGCTTCGGGTCGTCGGTCTTGGCCCAGTAGGTCACGCGGCCTGCTGTGCCTGAATAAGAGCTGCCAGTGCCGCTGACGGCACCGCCCGTGTCGTACTTCTTCAGCTTGAAGGATGTCGATGTTCCTGGCGTTCCTGCGTCGTACACGACGAAGAACCCCGAGCCGCCTGGTATGTCAGCAAACGAGTTGCCTACGTTGTAAATGTAAATCGGGTCGTTGTTGATAAAGCCATGCGGACCAAGGGTCGTGATGACCGCAGGATTCGCAGCCGTTATAGATGATATTTGTACTACAGCTCCAAGCGATGCCGTCGCCGTGACCCCGGTGGGCGCTGTGAGGTTGGCGCCGAACACCACGGGGTCCATCGTCCACGTCGTGGCGCCGTAGCGGCGCAGCTCCATCGGCTGGTACTTGGGGTGGACCAGGGTCAACACGTCCGCGTTCTGGACGTAGTGGATGTCGAACAGGTCGGCCGCGAGGTAGCTGGTGCCGCTGAACGTGTGCGTCGGTATTTCGTACTCGCCTGTGCTTGGCAGTGCGTACCAGCTGCTGGATACGGGCGCCGTGTGGTTCGTGCCGGCCGTGTCGCGGTAGTAGTACGTCGTGCCGAGGGACGTGATCAGGTCGCCACGCTTGTAGCCGTAGCGTCCGGTAAACGTGGCCGATGGGACGGTGCCAATGTCGACAAGGCCGCTGGTCGGCGAAGTGTAAAGCTGGAACGTGTCGGTCGCCGCGTTGGCGACGTAGTAGATCTTGTTTGCCAGCACGTTGCCTGGCATCGCGCCGCTGCTGGTGAAGAACACCGGGGTGCCGTTGGTGAACCCGTGCGCGGTCCACGTCACTTCGTCGGTCGATGCGTTGAACGTGACGGTCGCGTTGTTCTTGTAGGTCGCGGTCACCGTCGGCGCGAGCAGTGTCCCACCCTGCGTGTGGAACCGCATGTACGACTGCGTGTTCGCACTGTTGACGCCGAGCTCGATCACCATCGTCTGCGTGGTGCTGTACGAGAACGGAATCAGACGCGTCTTTTGGCCAGAGCTCTTGACCTCGCGCACGAACTGGAACCCGGCGCGGTTCTCGGCAGGACCCTGCGGCGTCGAGATGAAGTTGCGCATGTAGGCGACGCCCGTCTGGTAGCGGGCATCGTCGATGCGGCCAAACATCTCGGGGCTGATCTCGCCGCCGGCGAACGCTCTGGAGTAGACGCGGGTGTTGGCCATGTCAGCGGTTCGACATCCAGGGAGTGATCTGCTCGGGCTTGATGTTGCGCTGGTTGCCGTCGCTGCTCTCGGCCTTGCCGAGGTATGCAGCCATCATGGCCTGGCAGCGCTTGGCCTCGGCAGAGCCGACCTCGCCCTTGAGCACCGGACCAGCCAGCATGCTCGCGAGGTGCCACGAGAGCGTGATCACGAACAGCGGCGGGAACTGGTTGCTGTCGGTGACGTACGCGTTGTAGCGCAGCACCGCGTTCTGCTGGTCGCTGTACAGCACCTTGTTGCCGTTCACGTCGGTCTCGATCGCGTAGGGCTGCGGGACGTACTGCCCTGCGGCCACGAGCTGCGGCGACACCTGGTAGTCCGTCGGCGAGAACCTCGTGCTGTAGTCGTCCTGCGCGTCGGGCGGCAGCACGCTCACGACGTTGAGCACGTCGCCTGGCACGGCGTAGCTGTAGTCCCACTCGCTCCAGCTGTTGACCACCGAGGTCAGCGTGACGCGCTTGCTGGTGAACGACCACTGCTTCATCTCGAGCAGGCTGTCGCGCGCGATGGGGTAGAACTTGGCGCACAGCGCCGCAAGCGCGGAGCCGTCAGGCGGGTCGATCGAGGTGATGCCTGCGTGCTCGCCGATATGCGACAGGGCCAGGTTGCAGATGCTCACAGCCTTGGCGTCGCCCGTGTGCGGGAGCGCGCGGTTGGCTGCCTGCACCCAGGCGTCGGCCGCGAGCTCGCCGTTGCGTGCTTCGCCGTAGCCGTTGAAGTGCAGCGGGTCGAGGCCGAACGGCGTGGTGTCGTCCAGCTTGGGGCTGTCGTTCGTGTCGAACGTCGCGGCGAACCCGTCCTTCGCGGCGAAGTCGGCGATCGCTGCGTTGACCAGACCTTGGGTGTCGCCGTTGATCGTGCCGCCGTAGCCGGGAGCGCTGGTGATCTCCCAAGGAATCTTGGGCAGGCTCGCGTGCACCACGGGGATGCGCTTGGCGTTGCCGTAGTACGACAGGCCAGCGTTCTGGATGGTCGACCGCAGCCAGTTGTAGAACGTGTTGATCGTCTTGGCGTAGAGCTCGCGGCCGGCCTCGACGATGGCGTC